GTGGCGCGTCCATGATCGGCGCCGACCTGCGCAGCGCCTACCTCAGCGGCGCCGACCTCAGCGGCGCCGACCTGATCGGCGCCGACCTCAGTGGCGCGTCCATGATCGGCGCCGACCTGCGCGGCGCCGACCTCAGTGGCGCGTCCATGATCGGCGCCGACCTGCGCAGCGCCTACCTCAGCGGCGCCGACCTCAGCGGCGCCGACCTGATCGGCGCCGACCTCAGTGGCGCGTCCATGATCGGCGCCGACCTGCGCGGCGCGTCCATGATCGGCGCCGACCTGCGCAGCGCCGACCTCAGTGGCGCCGACCTCAGTGGCGCGTTCGGATTCCGATTTAGTGACGCTCCAGATCCATTAGTGCTGCGCAAACTCGTCGCAGATCATATCGAGTCTCACCCTGATCTGCATGATCAGAGTAAGTGGGGCTCCGTCACGGATGATGCATCCTGCGGGACCCCGTGCTGTGTAGCTGGATGGGCGTGCCGTCTAGGTGGGGGTACTCGTGGGCAGAGTGTGGCATCGGCCGCCACTCGTCTGTTGTGGCTAGACGGGCACCCGATGCCCAGTTTTTCGCCCGATGCGACTCGCGAGGATATCATCGCGGCTCTACGGGCCTAGTTTCGAGAGGTAAAAAAATGTCAAAAATACAGTCCATCACCATAGACAACATCAAACGCATCTCCCACGCGGAGGTCACCACAGGCACCCACCTATTTATTGTCGGTGGGAAAAACGAACAGGGCAAGTCCACTTTGTTGGACGCCGTCGAGATGGCATTCGGCGGCAAGCGAGTCATGCCCGCGCAGCCGATCCGCGAGGGCTCGGAGTCCGCGGAGATCGTCGTGCAGCTCGACGACGGCTACCGCGTCCGTCAGCGGCACACGGCCAGCGGCGTCGTCACGACGCTCACGCACACCGGAGCAGACGGCGTGCGATCGGAGATCAAGTCGCCGCAAGCGATGCTCTCGGCCATGGCTGGCACGCTGGCACTCGACCCGCTCGCGTTTGTGCGCGATACCCCGGCGAAGCAGCGGGCCATCCTGCAGGAGATCACTAAACTCGACACATCGGCCCTCGACGCGGATGAGCGCGAGGCTATGGATCGGCGCAAAAACGTCGTCGCTGCCGGCAAGGATCTCTCGGCGCGTATCGACGGCCTCGCACCGGACCCCGACGCGCCGACCGAGCGGCTCGACACCGCTGCCCTGATAGCCGATCTCGCCCGTGAGCACGAGATTACGCGCGATCGAGAGGCTGCATTGCGCCGTGCTGGCGAGTTGCGCCGACATGCCGATCGCGTCATGGCAGCGGCCACCGAGGCCACCGACCGCCGAATGGAGCTGGAGCGCGAGCTTGAGCGCGCCAAGCAATCTGAGATGATGGCGTCCGCCAAAGCGGACGAGGCCGACAAGTCGGCACTCGCCGCGGAACAGTCGGCGGAGTCGATGCCCGTCGGCCAGCCCGCCCCCATCACGGCCAAGATCGCCGGCGTCAGCGAGCATAATGCACGCGTCGATCGAGCAGCCGCACGTGCCGAGCTCGTGCGCAAGCGCGATGCCCTGCGCGACGAAGCGGCGGCGCTCAACGAGCGCATCGCAGCGACTCGCACTGCCCGCGAGGCCGCCATACGCGATGCAGCATGGCCCGTCGAGGGGCTTGGACTCAGCGAGTCCGGTATCACGTACCAGGGCCTGCCATTCGAGCAGGCGTCTCAGGCCGTCAGGGTGCGAGTGTCACTGACTATCGTCGAGGCTATGTTTCCACGGCTTCGCTGCGTGCTCATGCGCGAGGGTGCGTTTCTGGACGACGACATGCTCGCCGTCGTCGCGCAGTGGGCTATTGACCGCGACATGCAGGTGCTCATGGAGCGGGTAGGCACCGGGCCCGAATGCTCGATCATCATGCACGACGGGAGAGTGGCGCAATGATCACCCAACTCCAATCACTACTCGCGCCGGCCGAGGTCGACAGCGCATCGTACCACTCACGCGACGAGCTCGCGTGTAGCACACTCCTGAAGGCTGGCATCTATACCGAGGACGAGTCTCGCTGGCACCCGCACGAGATGCTAACGCCAACGGAGGTGACGGAAGCTATGGATCTGGGGACCATCACGCACGCGATGTATTATGAACCGGATAGCGCACCAAAGTACGTTGCGCGACCAATGAAGAACGGCCGAGCCGTTGCAAGCAACACTGCCGAGTGTGCGGCGTTCGTGCTCGACAACCCGGGATGCATAGTGCTTCATCCAGACAAGATAGACAAAGCCAAATCGATGGTAGCGTCGGTTCAGCGCTCGCACGAGGCTGGAGCGATGGCCAAGTACTTGCGCACGACGAGCATTGTGTCGACCGAGCAGGGCTACGTCTCGTATCTCTGCGGACACTTTGTGCGATTCAAGCCAGATCGTATTCGCGTCCGAAACGGCGATGGACTCGTGATCATCGAGGATCTCAAAACATCGGCAGAAATCTATCCTCACGAGTGGCGTTGGCACGCGCAAAAGCTCGGATATTTTCGACGCGCCGCGTTCTACATCGACGCCTTGCGTGCTATCATTGGCGACGAGTACGAGATCGCCTATCGCTTCGTCGTCGTGCAATCATCCGCACCGCACCTCGTTGCGGTGTACCAGGCAAGCGAACAACGAGTTGCTGACGGCCGGTCCGAGAACGAGGCCGCACTCAATGCCCTAGCACATGGCGACAGCGAGCCGATTTGGCTCAGAGAGGTTTACGAAATATGACCACCGATATTGCCACCCAACCAACACATGCGCCCGCCAAGCGCGAGAAACCGATCGATAAGTTTTGCTCGCTCATCGATGCGAAGCAAGGCACATTTGCTGCGGCATTGCCCGCTCAGATTCCGTTCGAGCGATTTCGCAGCGTCGTAATCTCGGCGCTAGCTCTTGATCCGAAGCTCCTCAATGCAGACCAGGGGACGCTGTTCACCGCGTGCCTGCAGGCCGCCAGCGACGGACTCTTGCCGAATAAGAAGGAGGCTGCCCTCGTTGTCTACAAGACGAAGGTCAAGGACGAGAGCGGCAAAGACAAGTGGATCGAGGTCGTGCAATACATGCCCATGATTGCGGGCATCCGTAAAAAAATGCGGCAGTCTGGTGAGGTTTCCTCGTTCACCGCCCAGTGCGTCTATGAGGGCGAGGAGTTTGAATTTGAGCACGGATCGAATCAGAAGCTAGTCCATAAACCTATTTACGCTGGCAAGCGCGGAGGACTGCTCTGCGTCTATGCCCACGCACGGCTCAAGGACGGCACCGAGGCATTCCAGGTCATGCACCTGGACGACGTTGACCGTCGCAAGGCTGTCAGTAAATCGGCGCAGTACGGAGGGCCTTGGAGGGACTGGTACCCCGAAATGGCGCTCAAGACCGTTTCGCGGCAGCTCCTGTCAGTGCTGCCCTCGAACTCCGATATCGACCGACTGGTCGAGCATATGGACCAAGACACCGACTTGACTCGCCCACGATCGCGCGTCGTCGATGACGACGTTGATATCCCGCAGACCGTCGTGCCGTCCGAGGCTGAAGGCGAGGTTATCGAATAGTCGCGTGGCCCCGGCGACGGGGATAGAGAGCGCCCATCGATAACGGCGCAACCGAGGTGAGAGACTCGGCTTGAGGGGCAACGAGTCCTTGCCTCGCGTAGACTGGCGCGCGACTATGCCATTCCGTATGCCCCACGTTACGGGGCACTTTGGAGACGAAAATGGCACTCAATCACGACAACAACTACACCTACCATCGACCGCCCGCCGAGATCGTGCCTGTATTTCAGGCGATCCGCGAGAAGGCGAAGGAGCTCGCGCTGCTCATCGACGCGTCGTGTCCTGACACGCGAGAGCGATCCATCGCTCACACCCACATCGAAACTGCGGTGATGTGGGCCAACGCAGCAATCGCCCGCCAGTACCCGGCAGAATAGCGTCGCACCTTAGGAGATTTATGATGTCATTAAAAGGAAAACGAGTAGTAGTTCGCGCGCCAGGATCTGGCGTATTTTTTGGCACTCTTGCCAAGATGGGCAAGCGAAACGTGGCGGGGCTCCGATCGGTCACGCTGAGCGACGCTCAGCGAATATGGAGGTGGGACAGCGGCGCCCTCGATACGCTGTCCATCGCTGCCAGCGGGATCACTGCCGGACGGCTGTCACCAGTAGTCTCGCTTGTCGTCATAAGCGATGCACGTGAGATTATTGAGCTGTCTCCCGCGGCGGACAGGGCCCTCGCCGACGTAGGAGCCTGGCGTGGCTGATCTCAGGGGCTCCGGCTACGGCTACGGCGACGACTACGGATCAGGCTCCGGCTACGGCTACGGCTCAGGCTACGGCTCCGGCTCCGGCGAGAGCTCCGGCTCCGGCTCCGGCTCCGGCGACGGCTCCGGCGACGGCTCAGGCGACGGATCAGGCTCAGGCTACGGCTACGGCTCAGGCTACGGCTCCGGCTCCGGCGAGAGCTCCGGCTCCGGCTCCGGCTCCGGCTTTGGCTACGGCTCCGGCGACGGCTCAGGCGACGGATCAGGCTCAGGCTACGGCTCCGGCGACGGCTCAGGCGACGGATCAGGCTCAGGCTACGGCTACGGCTCAGGCTACGGCTCCGGCGACGGCTCCGGCGAATGGATACCGCAGCGCAAGGGCAATTGCGTTAGGATCGGATGCACGACTCTCACCATCGCTGAGTGGCTTGGTAGCATTGGTCAGGATCTCGCAATGAATCACAAGGTCGATGAGTGCACGATTGTTTTTCTTCGCGCGCAACTGGAGTTTTGGAGGGATAATTAACAAATGACCGATTCAACTAAAACCGCAGTTCAAACCAAAATCTGGTGGTGCAAAATTGGAGAAGCCAAAAGCATCCCACCAGGCGCAGATTGGCCGATGCGGCAGGCAGTGGAGACGGCCTACTACGCCATTACAGGCGACGAGCCTAAATTTGTCTTCAGCGGATGGGGCGCTAAGCTCACCGAACCAGAGCGCGCCGTTGTCGAAGATCGGATGCCCAGTCCGCCGACGAAAAAGCAGCTCTGGCGGAGCGTGGCGAGGAGGCTTGGCGAGGTTTTTGCGATTGATGTTTCGGAGGAGTTGAAATGACCATCGAACTAACACACGAGCAAGCAACGATCCTCCGCGCGATCGATCTCGACGTCTGGACCGGTCACTATATCGGCCACCCGTGCATCGGTAGTGATGATTTCTCGTGGGCGATCGACGACGTCGAAGTTCAGGGGCTTACGCCAGCCGGCCGCGAAGCCCTCGCGGCCTACGACGCGAAGTGGGCCACGGTCCGCAAGGACAATCTGCAAATAGTCATCGAGGAGCTCTCCGCCAAGATTGCTGAGCACGACGAGCTCTATGCCGGATACGAAGATCAGCTCGCACGGATGGATGATGCGCGCAGGGCACTGACGCGGTTGCGGGAGGCGATGAAATGTGGATCATGAGCAAACGACTTTGCGAGAGCTCGCGCTATTCGCCGGCGCAGGCGGAAGCATCCTCACCGGACGCCATCTTGGTTGGCGAACTGTCTGCGCAGTGGAGTTCGATCGGTACCGCCAAGCGGTCTTGGTCGCGCGACAAAACGACGGGAGTCTTGAGCCATTCCCCATCTGGGATGACGTTCGGGCTTTCGACGGAAAGCCATGGCGAGGCATTGTTGATGTCGTTTCGGGCGGGTTTCCGTGTCAGGACATCTCCGCGGCTGGCAGCGGCAAAGGCATTGATGGCGCCCGCTCCGGACTCTGGTCGGAGATGGCCCGAATTATCGGTGAGGTTCGACCTCGAATCGCGTTCGTGGAGAACTCACCAAACCTTGTTTCCCGAGGACTTGCCCGAGTGCTCGGTGATTTTGCCTCGCTCGGGTATGATGCGACGTGGGGTGTGCTCGGAGCGTTCTCAGTTGGCGCATGGCATCGACGAGAGCGGGTGTGGATTCTTGCTGCCGACTCTCACAAAATGCGGGAACTACAACCGCAAGGGGCTGACGAAGCAAAGCGGCGACGGACTGCACACTGCGCTCTGCATGATGCCAACATTGACGCGCTCGGATGCGAAGCGGGGAGGCGGACGAAGGGCGCGAGCGCGGTCGCAGGGGCCAAATCTGTCGGAGAGCATCGGCGGTCATCCTGGCCCACTGAACCCGACGTGGTGCGAATGGTTCATGGGGTGGCCAATGGGCTGGACCGAGTTGAAGCGCTCGGCGACGGCTAGGTTCCGCAGTGCGCAGCTGAAGCATTTCGATTGCTAAGCGAGAGGGTTTAAAAAAATGATCACCACTCTAATCCTCGCCACCATCCTGCAAACACGCTCCGCAATCATCGCCCGCGCGATAGTGTGGGGCATGATGCACGACCACCCCGCGATTGCGTTCGATCATTGCGTGCGCAAGCACAAGCGATCGCGGTGCAAGCGAGAACGAGACGAAACGAACCGCGATGCGTGCCGGTTCATTTTGAGAGACGATTGCACGATCTGAATCCAGGAAAATCGACATGAAAATCACGAAACAAAACAAAATCGAGGCCGGATCAACCGCATACCGTGGCCACATTTTGCCACGCGAGACGCCGCAAGCGATGATTCAGCGCATGGAGACGCTCATTAGAGCATCTGGCTACACGCTTCGCATCAAGGGCCCGCGTGCGTTCAAGGCCAGCATGACGACGACCGACCCCGTGACGCGCACCGTATGGCTCACGCACGGATGGGCAGATCGGCCAGACGCCCGCAAGGCGACAACCCTGGCCCACGAATATGTGCACATCCTGCAGCATCGGGCCTACGTCGATGCGAAGCGCGACGAGAGGACGGGCCTCGCAGCCTATGCCCGCAAATACGCGTCATGTCGCGGACGGTGGATCATCGAGATGCAAGCATATGCGGTGAGCATCCTTGCTGCGCGATCGATCGGGAGCGATACATCGGCGATGCCGAAAAACATCGCCGAAACGATGTGGAAAAATTACAAGCCGTGGATGCTGTTTTCAAAGGGAGAGATCATTGATTCGACCATCGAGTTTCTGGAGGGAGTATGATTGACCCATCACGGTTGAGCCTCGCACATTCTCCGGGGCACGTTTGCCACATTGCCGCGACCGACGAGATCGAGTTGTCGACGCGATGCGAGGGGTTGTTGCACATCGACGCGATGCGCAAGAAATGGCCGCAGGCGATCTTCTACCTTGAGCGCCTGGACTCCAAGGCATTCATCACCGCGGGCGAATATGCGTTTTTCAAGCGCGCGTTAGATGTTCGGCGCTTCCTTGCTGCCGTCAATCACCCGTGTGGGCACATCGCATTTGCGGCGCCGAACTTTCGCGAGACGATGGTCGCAAGGTGGTACTGCGATGGGTACCACTTGGCGATCGTCATTGCGATCGAGTCGACCGGCGATCAGTCCGGGCGAAGCGTTCCAAAACGAATCGCCGATCGGGCCACGGCGTCAGCCGGATTTTCCGCGACGTTCGACCCGAATGTTTTTCGCGACGTCGCATGTCGCTACAAGCCGCGACTCAAGGTCAGTTGACTGCGCAGCTGCGAGCATCGGCGAAGCGCACGGCCAGCAAATCTAGCCGTGCGCGTAGGTACGCGGCAACGCGCCCGGTCGGTATATTGTCCGAGATGATGGACACTGCTGTTTCGTGGCATTCACCTTGCCCGATCATGACGAGCTCAAGTCGAGTGCCGCGCAGCGTCGACTGTATCTCGACAGTGATGCCGCGGCGGCAGAACGCATCGAGGGTGGCGTCGGCTAGAATGGTTGCGAGGGAGCGTAGATCTAGATCCTGCATGGTCTAGGTGTGCGCCCGTGAGTCGCCACGATCCACGCTCGACAGCGCCCCATCACCGGGCCGGCCCAGGTTGCGCCTCGGTGCACGGCCCAGTTTGGGGCTCACTGTCCAACCGTGGGCGAGTTCGCTCTATTTCCGCGCGGCATCGTGCCAGCACACGCGCGCGCTCGGCCTCCGGCAGTCCGTAGCAGCGTCCGATTTCGTCCGCGTATCCGCAGGGGTCTCGGTAGCGATCGATCGTCTGCAGGCCCTCGCAGGAGCCGAGTGGCGGCCGACTGGCGCATGAGCACGACGATGACAGGAGCATGGCGGACAGGATGAGGGCGAGGCGCATGCGTGAAATCTACCACGATTATTTCAGCGCTGTCCGCGCCGCGAACCCGTCTGGATGTCGCGCTCGATCGCGTCGAGACCCGGCGGGCGCGGGGGGAGTTTGGCATTTTTCGGCGATACGGCCCGCACCATATCCTCCACGTAACGACCCTGCTGCACTAAATATACCGCAATATCTTCGAGTCGTTCCGCGGTGCGCTCGGTTTTGATTTCCTGCGCTAGGACTCTCTCCTCGCGCCGGGCCTCAATGGCTGCACGATCTGCCGCTATTTTCTTAGCTTTCTCGATTTGCGTTTCGGTCGATACCATCCAAGACCCACCGCCTCCCGCCAGTACAATCATGAACGCGATGATTGCCCGTGTCTGATTTTTTCCAGAACGCGAAGCTTCGCCGAGTATTTTACGGAGTAGTGGGTCTGGGATATCCATCACGGCGTCGCGCCCTTCGATTATTTTTGCTTTTTGTTTCATCGTGACCTCGCTTCAATCGCAGCGTCGAGATCGGGATCTGCGTAGCACCTGCACTGCACTGGCTGCCCCGGTGGGCCATCGCTTGGCGGGTCGTCGTACGCGAAGCGCTTGCCGTTGCGTGCGACGTGCTCCGGTCTCACCGATTCATCGCCGACCGTCCGCCAAAAATAGTGCGTGATGCCGAGGTGTTTCGTTCGCGCCTGAGTCATCTTGCCGTTGTATTTATTGACCTGGTCGCGGGCGATGACCTCGGCACGTCGCGCTGATACCCCGTCAAGGCGAGCCAGTTGTTCTTGCAGCTCTTCGCGTCGAAGTCCGCTATGCACGGCTTCCTGCACGAGCCTCTCCAATCTCTCAAAGTGGAGCTTGGGGATTGAAGGCGTATCGAATGCGCCTGGCGAACCGTCCTTCTTGATCAGTGCGAGCTGCATGTCCTGCCACTGTCGCGATATCAGCTTCGGAATGCCCTCTTCGCGATCAATCGCAAACGATTTTACGAGCTCCGGCTTGCCCATCGAGTTTAATTTTTTCTCGATGTTTGCGTTGAAGCGCACCATATTACCGAACTGCGCCGCGACGTTAATCGCCTCGATCGCTCGCTTGGCGGTGTCCTCATGGCCGGCGAACCACTTCGTATATTTTCGTTTGAGCTCGGTGATGAGCGTCCGCGTTGTCGCGTCGTCCATTCGAGTTTTGCGAATCAGGTCGTTGTAGGCCCGCAGAACGTCGCGCTTGTAGGACGCTAGCTCGCGCACGACCGTCATGTTCAGCCGTGTCAACGACAGCTCCGCACGTGGTGGTGAGGTTATGGGAACGCTACGCGACAACGGCTATGGTCTCCTCTTCGTCTTCATCCTCCGGCTCGATTTCCGGTTGCGAATCCAAGTGGTAAGCATCAATCACATCGTCAGACTTGCGGGCCTCGATGGGCGAGATGACCCCCGCCATGATATCGGATGCACGGCCAGGAGCCCGCAGCGAATAGATCTCAGCCTTCTCCTTCTCGCTCATCTGCAAGATCGACGGCCACGAAATCGTGAATGCTTGCGGCGCATCCTTGATTGGCGAGTTTTTCGACGCCAGCACGTAGCGCAGAAGTTTTTTCACGAGCGGCTCGAACACGTCCATTTGCATCGTTCCGCACGACGTGGCGAACGAATCCCAGTCACCGCCATTGTTGCCGTCGGACAGCCCGCCCGACGTCTGGCCCATGAGGATCGATCGAGGGATGCCGGAGTCCGCAACAAGCCAATCGACGAATACCGTGGCCGCATCGAGGAACCCCGTCACGTTGCGCGAGGTGATTTCGTACGATTCATCCTTGTCGATCACGACATCGCCAATCGTCGACATCGAGTCGATGATCATCCGCAAGCGGTTTCCGATATCCTTGGCGTTACCGCCCTTCATCGCTGTATTGAGGTCGGTGAGCTTGAGAACTCCTTGCGTGAGATTCTCGATCGTTTTGTTGAAATACTGGTTCGTCGAGCCGTACGCCTCAAACGACGACCACATTCGATCGACGAACGATGGCGAAAACCCTCGATTTGTCGTCGTGCGAAATTTTTGCGATCGACCAACTGGCACGCCATCGAAGTGCAGACATCGCGACGCGTGGGCGTCAAACGACCCGCCAGACTGCACCGTGATGCGATAGAACTCTGGTTCGCCAAAGTAATCGCTTCCGATTGTTTCTCCAAACGAAATAACCTGGACTTCTGTCGTGTCGAACACGAGAAGCCTTCCCATTGAGTTGATCGACGACACGCTAACCGGCTCATTTGCCGGTCGGCCGTCATTGATTTGCATGAATACGATGGCGCCGCCGTATTGCCTCGCGCGCTGCGATGCCCGTGCAAGCGATCTGTATGCGTCGATTCCCGTCAAATAGGACTCCAGCGACGTGACATCGTCACCCGATATTTCGCCGATCGTAAACCCCTTGGCGAGACACGTTTGCGGCGGAAGATCGATCGCGCGGGCGATGATTCCCGAGTGAGCATAGACCGCATCGGCCTCGTAGCGCGATTGCTGAGGTCTACCCACAAACGTATTCGTTCGCCGGCCTAGACCTGTCAAGCAGTTCTCAAATGCGTCTGTGCGTTCCTGCGGAGCTGCGAGGGCGGTCCGCGGTAGCAGTGGCCCCAAGTTGTCTCGCCGCGGCGCCAGCCAGCTAAAGAGTTTCTGCAGTGCGTTCATCTTAGCAGCGATCCTAACATGTTTTGCCAGTCCTTGACGGCGGTTTCGTTTTGGGCGCTTGGCGCCGACAGACCCTCGCGGTCGGGGTGCAGCGCTGCAATGCAGTGCACGAGCGCGTCCATTCGGTCGGGCGACGCCTGTTTGTCGCGTCCGAGCGTCGTGTCGAAGTGCGTCATTTGATATTCGAGACGATCGAAGTTTCGCGGGCTGCCAACGTGATACACTCGACCCTGTTGGTACATCGCGTTGATTGGGATGGCTCGATCGCCCTTCGATTTCCCGGCAGTGACCTCGCGCAGATCAATCGCCATCTCTTGGCGCAGCGCCTCCCACTCTGGTCGCTGGCGGATGACCGTCATGACCATGTCACCGCCGAAGTTCGTCTCGCCGACGATCGCGTCGCAGCCATGAAACCTCGCGTAGTGGATCGCTCGGCGACCCCATTCGTCGGCGCTCATTTTCTCGCTGTAGTCCGCGATAACGTACGTTTTGCCGTAGTCATCAGCCGCGCAGACAACCATGCCAGTCTCGTCGTTCTTCTTTTTGGAGCCGCCTGCAGGGTCGATCGCCAAGATCGTGCGCGACACGACAGGCATTTCCTCGACCTCAATGCGTCGAATATTTTCGATGGAAAACGGCGCGTGCTTATTCGTGTCGAGGATCAGACCGCGAAGCTCCTGATCGCCAAGATCGCTGCCCTCGTATTTGGCGATCCATCCTCGAACAACGTCGGGCGGCAGATTGAGCACGTTTTCGTTCGTGTGCCCGTTGATCCTCTTCGTTGCCGGGTCGTTCCAAATCTGCGATACGATAGGGATCGGCAGCGGCGTTGACGTTATGAAAATCGATGGCCGCTTGCCGTTTCGCACGTCGAAGTCGAAAGCCTCTTGGCATTTCTGCGGATACTGCCAGTGCGCAAACTCATCGCACCAAAGCCAACCAGTGTTTTTTCCGCGGAACTTCGACGGCGTGTCGCCGCTCATGATGTAGCCGACGGCCCCGTTTTCCCACGAAACCGCGTCTTTGTGGATACGGCAGCGGTTCCACGGTTTTTGCGTAGCAAGAATCCCGCCGCTCGACTCCACCAAATCCTTGATCACGTCGGTGTGCGTGCGGCCTGCGATGCCCAACACGCCGCCGCAGTCCTCGATGTTCTCGTAGGCCATTTGGTGGGCAATCTCGGCACCCATGCGGGTCTTTCCCCATCCTCGACCAGACGTGACGAACGTGTAGCGAGTGTCGGGCTCCCACTGCTGTTTTGGTCGCCCCCATATTTTCCACGAGTGAAGGAATTGCAATCGCTCGGCCGCACTGAGCCCGCGAATGATTCGCATTCGAGCCTTGGGCTCGACTCGCATCAACGAATCAAGCGTCAGCCCCATTTAGCGCCCTCATGCGTTGGTCGTGAGCGATGAGTTTTTTCTCGATCGCTGCGATGACGTCAACGTCGCTGTTATCCGTTTGCGTGATTCTGACGTTGTTTTTACTGGAATCCCTCCAAGACGGGTAACGTGCAGTGAGCAGCCACTTCGCTGCGCTCACGTTGCCTTTCACGAGCGCGTCATCGCGAATCACATCGATCATGGCACACTCGCCATCGGCGAACGCACGAGCGACGCGGTCGTAGAGTACGAGTAAATCATCCTCGACAGGTGGCTCGCCAATCTCCGCGATGACATCGTCGTCGGCCATGTCGACAGGTAGGTCGCGGCGGCGGTCGACCCACTCGTCGATCGCGTTGCGCCGGTCCTCGCCGCGTCGCATCCAATTCGCCAGCATCGTCTTGCTGACACCGATTCGCGCTGCGATGGCGGCCCACTCGTACCCCTTGCTGGCATCCATGCAGATCGCGTCGATAACCTCGGCCGTGAGCTGAGTCGACCGGTGCAGCATCGCCAGCGCGCGGCCGATCGGCATGTCGCCGCGGCGGGCCTCGTTGCCCAGCGACTCCAGATCTGGCGCCGCCTCGTACTCGCGCGGCAGCCTCTCCCTAGCCACGGTGCCCCAACTCCCTCGCAGATCCTAGCAGTTCCTCCAGGCCGATCACTAGCGCGGCCCTCAGCACCGACCCGACAGGCACCCCGTACGCCTCAGCTAGCCCGCGCATCGTGTCGGCGGTGTCCGACGCGATCGATGTCGCCACGCTCGCCGGGTGTCGTGGCGCGAGGTGCGCCATGTCGACGTCAGTCTTGCGCATGAGGTCTCGGAACTCCCGCGAATATGCGACGGCTTGCTTCATCGTGCCCCGCGAATGGTGGTGATTGCGTTGCGGATGACCACGTTTGCTCCGCCTCCAACGAGCTTATTCGCGGTGACATCGAACGAGTTTCCGGCAAGGGCAAGGGCCCCGGTCGGGTAGATACCTCGCAGGGCAACGGCCTGGAACGCCGACCCGTTATTGACCTCGATCTGAAACGCCCGAATCAACGTTCCGTTATTTTTGAAATTTATCGACAGCCCAGTCGCCGCAAACCCGACAACTTGAACCTGGAACGTGATGTCGTACATCATCGGGATATTCGCATCAAGCGGAGCCACACCCTGGTAGAAAATCATTGGGGCTTGGATGATGCTGACATCCGCACCGGGACCGCCGTTGAATGTCGTATCAACTCCCCCGTCATACTCGAACGCGTGCACGTGCTGGTCGCGATACAGCGGCACGCTCATGCGTTGATTGTTGGCGATCACCCGCAGCGCGAACGCGTCGTCGCCAGAGATGGCGACCTTCTCCAAATAGATGCCGCCATCGTTACCGGCGAACGTCGTCGGCCGCGTTGTCTGTGGGTAGAGCGTGAGTGGCATGGTGTCACCCGTCGCACCAATGGTCACACCTCCACCGCTCGACGTTACTTGCATGGCATAGGTGTCGCCGCCGAATACGATCGTCGAAACTCCTGTCGTCGTAATCGTTGCCGCCTCAGAGCCAGGTGCGCCTCGCGTGACGTTGAGCGATGCACCGCCAACTCCTGAGTTTCCGAGGACATCGAGCTTGCGGAGGCTCGACTTCCCATTTGCGTCACACTCGATGATGTGCGCATCGGCTGCGCCGGCGAACGATCCCGACTCAACCCACCTGCACCATTTGCCCGCGCGTTTCTGCCAGCCGTTTTGCACGCGTGCGTCAGTTGGATTTGACACGCCTTCGATGTGCCCATTGCCAGCAAACGCACTCGGGTCAATCGTTGTCGGTTGCCCCGTGCTTGGGCCTACCGTGTAGTTTGCGTTACTTGGCCAGTCCGGGACTGTATCTGCGCCTGTTGGTTTCGTTGCCATATTTTCCCCTATTGTACCGTGACCCCACCCGCAAAGCCAGCATGTTCCGAGGCAGGCGAGGATGGTCCCGACCAGTGTCGCGTAACGGTTGGTGTGCTTGGTCCGCTCCATTGGAATACCCCGTTCGGATCGACGATGACGATGAAGCAGCCGATGCCGAGGCCAGGTACACCGTCAAACAGCGCGCCTACCTGCCTCTGCTCTGCGTATGTGAGGCCGTGCAGCCAAATCGTGATCTTCGCGGGGAACGCCTCGATCAGCGTTGCCTTGGCATTCCCGCCGCTGAAAATCGCAACAACATCGTAAAACGTTTGTGGGTCGCCGTGTCCCATCGTCGCGCGGGCGCGTGCCTTGATGGCTCGCACGTAGAGTGCATCGTCCATGCCATTTCTGGGCATACCCACCATGGCACCCCAGTCGTCGAGCTCATCGCCCACGGCCGAATCGATGCCAACGCGGCGTGCCTCGTCGGTGACCCACGCGTCGAACATCGCCAACGCGTCCGCCATGAACTGTTCGAGCTTGATCCAATTCTCGGCGAATTCAAGCTGCTTCCATCGGTGCGATTTGAGCAGCGCCCGAAAATCAAACGCCCCCTCGCTCCCTCCCCACTGCGATCCCCACTGCGATCCCCATGTCGTCAGCGTTGTCATGTGAGGATGACCTCCACTCGCGTTGCAGACCAGACACTAATCTCGACCTCGCCAATCGTGAGGCTTGCTGGGCCATAGGATGGCGGCCCAACTATCGAGACGGTCGTTGCTAACTCGACGCCGACGCCAGAGACACCTGCAAGATTATTGACCACAACGCCGATGACTTGCGCCACCGGTACGTCGCGGCCAATACCAAGACCGTTGCCCCACGTCTCCATTGCGCCGGATATCAACGCTTGGATGTCCGTCAATGCAAGATCGGGGAATCCTTCTCCGGGAGCGATCGTTAGGCGTGCCCATGCGTAGCGATAGGTTGGCCGCGAGAATCGGACGACACGAGTTTGCGGGAGATATCCTTGCTCGTCGATGACGTTGATTGCAACGCCACCATAGGTTTCGATGCCGAGATCGTGATTGAGCCAAATCGTTTCGGCGATCTCGTTTTGTTCGCCACCGAGAACGACAGCCTCGTAAGAGTGCGCCGGGCGAAATGCCGCATCGATAAAATCGGTCGTGTTTTGGTAGACGCGAACCTGAGTTACGCCATCGAGCTGCAAGAGTTTCCCCGCAAGCGCGCGGCCGGTCGTTGCGCCTCGACTTTGAAAGTTTGCCAGGTGAGTCGACTTGTATTCCGCGTCGCTCGCTGCGAGGCGCCCAACGGTCGCATCGATGATGTTGACGCAGCCCTCCCACCCAGCAACTGGAGTGACGATGCGCGTCACGGTTCCAGCGTTCGCGGACTGCGGCCCCGTATTGTTGGCCTCCATGTATCCGAGCGTCGCCGGGTAGTAGTCCACACCGCCGCCAGTCACCGACTCCGACCACGTCGACGTTTTCTGCACTAGCAAAATAGCGCGTCCGTCGACCTGCTCTCCGAGCGCCCAGACGTTCGCCACGTTTAAGTTGCCAAGCAGATCAAAGGCAACGTCTGCTCGAACAAACTCGGCGTCACCCGCAGGCGTATTCGAGACCGTTACGGCCGCTCCGATCGTCGTCGTGATCGTGTCCGGCGCTCCAAGCTCATCGAAGACCATCACGAAATAAACACCGTCGGCGATCGTCACGATGTCCGTCGTGCGAAGCGTGACGCCCGTGTCAATCGTTGCGACCTCCGACAGAGCTGGCACGACCGTCGAGTCCGCGCCATAGAGCCAAAGCTCGCCCTGAGTTGCGGTGGCTTGACGGCGATAATTGAGGAACAGCGACCCGATAATCGCGTCAATGTTGAGTCCCGTTGCGGTCCCGAACTTTCCTTGATTGTAGCACTCTGTCAGCGCGTCGGCGACCTTCTGGCCGCCAAGCGAAACGAGGTCAACGATGAGCCCATCGACAGTGTCGCTTGCGGTGTCAGCGTTGGCGCCAAACGTTGCCTTCCAACGCGCGACGATGTCGGCCCTAATCTGCTCATACGTAGGCGGAATAAAACCAGTGCTCATGCTTGAACGCTCCCCCCAGTGTTTACCATGATTCGCTCGTGAATGGGCACACGAGTTCGTTGATCATCCAACGTGAATACAGCATCCGCATCGATCTGCACAATACCACGCACCGGCTCAAGCGAGAACGTGATTTCGCAATCCGTGATTCCAGGCGTGTCGAGTGCTATCGCTGCGAAGTGATTAGCGATCGCCGATGGCGGCACGCCGATCTGCGTCACGAACGAGAAAAACTGAACGCCGATTCGCGTGTCGCGGAAAACCTCGCCCTCAAACAATCGCAGTCGCGTGCGTAGATGCTGCGCGCCTTGGACAGCATCGGTGACGCGCTCGAAAGATGTCGCAGTCGCCGGCCTGTAGAGATCGGTCGACTCTGTCGTTAGCCGAAACACGCTCATCTTCGAACCCCCAAGATATCCTTGATAGGGTACACCGACTTGCAGATCTTGTTATCCTGGTTGCCGCCCCACACGTAGATGAACCCGTCACTATGCGCGCCCCCGTAAACGCCAACATGACCAGCTGCACCCCTACGGAAAACAACCGTGTCGCCAAGGTCGACTTCGTCGATCGCAATCGGCTCGCCGTAGTTGAGCCACGACTTCGCGCGAAATGGCCTGGCCACGCTTGGCGTTCCCGTGGCGAGTGCGGCCTCGTGCCTGGCAATGCCACACCACGCGATCGCTGAGTCGTCGGTTGCCCTCGTAAAAAATCGACGAATCCACTCAAGTATTCGCGGGTTCGACCTCGGCCCGCGAATCTCGCTCAATCCATCATGCGCGACGTACCATCCTAGGATTAGTGAGCTCATTCGATCCTCGTTTTTGTTGATCCTGTGAGTATCGTCCCGAAATCAACCGGAGCTGTCAGAGTGCCAGACGCGAGCGTGTTGATGAACGCTGTCACGCCAGCAATCCACGTCGTCATCGTCTCGCCTGGGATCACCTCATCACCCACACGCGCCGCGCCCTGCAATGGAGTGGCCCCCGCACCGAGCGAAATCGTCGTGGCCTCTAGCGTTGCGCTGGCCGGCGTCTTGCGCATCATGAGCATCGGAGGACTACCCGAGTCCGCGCCGATGAACAGCTCGCCAGGAGCCACTGACTGCTTGCCTTGGCGGGATATCGGGCGTAGCCCAGGTATGGCCACGCAACTCGATATGTCGTGCATCATGCGGCGCACTGGGGCCTCGACCGCGCCAGCAGGCAGCCATCCCGAGATATCGCGATCGAACACGATGAGCAGCACATTTTCGCCGACCGCCAAATCAGCGTCCATCGCCCACCCCCCGCCTGCAGGCCACTGGACCGGCACGCGATCGATCTGCGGCAGGGCTATGACGTCGCCGCTGCGAAGCCTCGCCAGCATGTCCACGCTCACCGAGCACAGCCGAGGGCCACGATCGAACGACACGACAGTCGCCGGGACAGCCGTTCGAATCGACGACTGGATGCGTTCGAGCGCGACACGAAAAACGTCGTTGAGATCTGGTTCTTGGTCGCTCAAAATGCCCCCGGTGCTGCGGACAGTAGCACATCTGTCGTCGCCGTGCCTCCGCGATTGTTTGCGTTATGCGTCACGACCTCGGCCCGGTAAACCCCCTCGTAATATGGCCCAACGACTCGCACCTTGCGACCGATGCGGATGTCGGGCCGCATGATGCTGCGCACGCGAATCTTGCCGAACTCGGCGGGCTCTGGGCTGTAGATCATCCCGGTGTCGACTGACACGATTACCGGCACGTCAGGCAGCGCAGCGCCTTTGGCCACGACATAAAACTCGCCGCGGTCAACAAACCACTCGGCCGTGTTTCCGAGAACCTGCGTCAGCGCCCACTTGGCATCGCCGAACGAGGTCCAACCGAACGGGAACGTTGAATATTGCGAGCCGATGGCGGCAGCGAGCGACGCTTCGCTTAGGTTGCCCTGACCGAGCGCCATCACGCGCACGAGATATTGCACGACCTCGAACGTCGTCGCCCCCGGCGGGAATGATCGCGAGGCGACGCCCTCCATCATAGTCGACAGCCCGTCGCCGACCTGCATCTCGGTGATCCACGTCGGCCCCTCGTGCCGATGACGAACCCACTGCGAGGTTCCCAGGAACAGCAGCGCCGGCTTGTCGGTGTATCCGCCGTAAATCTCAACACCACAATCGCCACGCTCTACCGCAGTCGCCTGCACGACTGGGACTCCTCCGAGCGACGACAGGACAGCGGGCTGTCCAGCAATGAGCCCCGAGACGTCGAGCGAGCGTCGTGTCACTCCAGCGAGCGACTCCCTCGTTTTGCGCGAGAGATTCATGATGCGAACCATGGCCGTGTTTGCATCGGGCGAAATCGACATCGTGCACGACATGTCAATCTCTAGTTGCGCATCCATGAACGGATTGTTTATCTCGATGCGCTCCGTTTGCGAGAACACGTTCAGCGAAATCAGTCGCATCGGCGCTGGTATCATGACGGTACAAACGCCTCACTTGATGCGAGTTCGTTGTCGACGACGATCTCGACGAACTCATTATATTTCAGAATGTGGCGCTCGCGCCAATCTCGACGTGTTGGCGCTGCGCCGAGGCCCTGCGTATCCACGCAAATCAGCTCGCCAGGTGGCAAGCGCGGGTCTGAGTACGGGTACAGCAGATCGATTCCCTCGGTGACGCGGATGCCATCAATGACGATTGATCCATCCGATTCGGCGATCTGCAGGTCCCAGCAATCGTATCGCTCGCGGTATTTCAACCGGAAACGATACACGACGCCATCGAGAACGCTGCGCCACGAAATGTCGATCGACTGGCTCTTTTGTGGGCCGTTTACTTGCGCCGTGCTCATAGCAGCGACGTCCCTTGCAAACCAACGTCATCGGCTGCGGTTAGATTGTTTAGAACGCTGTCGGCGATGTTGAGTTCGTTGATCGTCGCTGCGAACTGGACTTGCCGAAGCGTTGCAACGAGCGTGATGATACTCCCGCTCGTCTGGTCGTCCTCTGTGTGCTCGAACGACTGAAACATCATGTTCCGATACAGTTCAAGATTAGTGTAGACGTCAAACGGGATACGAGAGTCAGCAAGCGCGACGATGCGCGCCCACGTCCCGCGTGCATCCGGAAACCCGTTTTGACCAACGAACGCCGACGCCTTATTGACCAAATCTTGTTGGATATTGTCTGGATACGGCGAGAGAATCCCCACAATGTCGAGCACGCGAGGCAACTTAAGCGCGTGATCGGTGATCGTCGCGCCGTTCTCTATTGGAGAATCGGAGATCGCATACTGTCGGCCGTGTCTCTCGGATATCGTGCAGTTCAACACGATGTTACCGATCGACGGACGCTTGGCTGCGAACAGTGCAAATTGATTGTAGTTAGCCAAGGATCTGCCCTCTCTGAGTCTGGAACGCCTCGTTGAACATCGGTCGCAAGACCTCGATCATTGCCTCGCCGATCGACTTACCAGCGGCCTGCGCCTGCGATGACACTGCGCCAGCAACCTCGGCGGTCACCTCGATTCCACCAAGGTTGAAAAACACGCTGGCGTCGATATTGTTGATCGTCGTCCCGAGCCCGGCCGGCCGAAGTGCGCCACTTCCGAGACCCGTTCCTTGGCCCACGGCCTCGGCGATGAGCTCATTGACGCCTTTGACCTGACCGCCGTTGATTCGTTGCTCCACACCCCGCAACGCGGCCTCAATCGCCATGCGACGCGGGCCCTCCGACGTTGCACGCATGGTTTCTAGCTCCGTTCGAATCCGACGATCTCGATCGAGCTCGCGGGCCCGATTCTCCGCGGCAGCGATTTCGCTGGCGGAGGTGACGGCGGCCGCGCCAGATTTCGCGCCAGGCTTGGCGATTTTTCCGAACTCGAACGATGCCGACTCGGTCTCCCGCCGATGCATGGCGTCGGCCTCGTATGCAGCATCGAGCTGATCCTCGATGCTCTGCATCTGCGCGTTCATTCGGTTTAGATCGTCAAGCGATGCGCCAGACGTCTCACGACTGACCGCTGTTGCTGTCTCCCGGAAGACCCTTCTAAGTCTGTCTATCTCCGGGTCAAACGTCTCTTCCATCTGAGCTTCGGCGGCCGCCCTTGTAATAAGTCGCGCAGTCTCGCTAGTCGCTGCCGTCCGGCTCTTGCTGAGTTCCAGGCGCTCGCGTGCGCGCTCGTTGAACTTTCGCTCTGCCAATGCACCAAGCGCTGCCGCGCCGGCGACCACTGCCAAAGCCTTGCCCACGGGACCGATCGCCGCCAGGGCGGAGACCTTCCAGGCCGCCCACGCTGCACCCGCACCATAGAGCGCCTTGTCGAGCCCACCGACCTGGTCCACGAGCTTCGAAAACATGTCGACCGTATCGCCAAGCAACGGCCCAACCTTCTCCAACAGCTCGACCATTTGCATCATGATTCGTTCGATGCGAGTGGCGATCACGTCCTTGTTGGCGGACGCCCACTCGACGAGACGGTCGACGATCTCCTTGATCCGTCCCGACATGCGAGACGCAAGAAAATTGACGAACCCCTCGCCCGTTTTGTGGAGCGTAAAAAACGATTGGCGCAGCTCGTTTGCCTTCTTGATGGCATCCTTGTCGAGCACGACGCCTAGACTGCGAGCCTCCTCGCGGAGCTTGGCAATTCCCTCGGCGCCCTGTTCCATCAGGTTGCCAATCTTGATTCCGCCCTCCTCGCCAAATAGCGAATCCTTGAGGAAGAATCGCGTCCCCTCGTCGGACACCTTCGATATCGCATCCGCGAGAATTTCGAACTGTTGCTCGGGCCGCAACTTCTTGAGGTCCTCGGCCTTGAGCTTGAGCAATGTCAGAGCATCCGTTGCGGGGCCAGTGCCAGTCTCGGCGACCTCCGTAAGGCGAATCGCCATCTCCTTGAATACCTCGGTGATCGACTCGCCATCGCCGCCGAGTTTTTCCGCCGCGAAGCGCAGCTCCTGCAAGGCATCCGTTCCGACGCCGTATGCCTTGGCCGTGCGGTCAACCTCGGCCGCGCCCTTCGACCACGATTCGAAAAACAATGCCGTCGCCGTCGTTGCTGCGGCGATCGCCGTTGCGACAACCTTCGCACCGTCGGCGATCTTCGATCCGAAATCCTTGAGCGCTGCGGATGTCTGCTTCGATTGATCCTCTAGGCCTTTGAGGTTTTTCTTCGACTCCTCAGTCACCTTATCGACCTCGTCAAGGCCGTCAACGGCCGCGTCGGTCTTGATTCCGAGCGCGAGGAAAATCTCTCGTAGTGGCGTGCTCATAGTCCACGAAACCTAACTGTTGCGGTCCCCTTCGCGTCGGGTGAAAGTGGTGGGCGCAAATCAAGGTCGTTCATGTCTTGCCAAACGTCCATCGCTTCGTTGAGGTCTAGCAGCCAATAGATGTCGTTCTCCATCATGTCGCGCCAAGTTGCCTTGCCATCCATGATGGGTCTCCAAATCAGCCAGTCATCTCCTGTGTTGGGGCCTGACGGCCAGCCGAACTCGTTTCGCCTTTGTATTTCGATTTCCCTTGGATCGGGCTTCCCGTCGTTTTTTCCGCCCCGGCGCTGCCATCGAACATAGCGCGGGCGGTGGAAGTAGGGCGGAAGTTCTCAACAAGTGCCAGCCACACGAGTTCAACTAAATGCACCGGTCCGATGCCGGTTTCGTCGAGCTCGTCCATCGAATCGATAGGCACTCCGTTCGCCGACAGTAGACCAGGCAACATTTCCGCAGCGTACCACCCGAGGTCGATCTTGCCGATCTTGCCGATCGCCGATGTCATGAAGATCGCCTTGACGGCGGCCAGCGTGAGCGCTCCAGTCGATGGCGCAAACGAAGCGACTGCCCCGCGAATCGTTGCCTCAACGCTCGGGTCGATGTCTCGATCTGCGCTGCAGATTACCTCTGACAGCACCTGTCCAACATCGAAGATCAGACGCGAGAGCACTGGCAGCGCTCGCTGTGCCGGCAATCGACAAACGGCCCATTTCACGCCGTCAATGTCTCGCGCCTGATTTCCGACGGAACTTACTTTAGGGATTGTTTTTCGTTGCGATTGCATGTCGATTGCTCTCGTCGTTAGTCGTTAGTTCGGCTGCGCAAGCGATGCTGCGCCCGCGGCCACGATGGCCTGAGCTGCGGCAACGCTGTCGATGATGATTGAAGGCGTAGACCCGCCAAGAACCTGAATCAGACGAGTCGTTCCGATGACCCACGTTGTCGTGGGGACATCCGTTCCACGTGAAACGCTTGGCGCCTTAGTGATGCGAAACAGTCCGGTATGCGACAGGATTCCGCCGGTCTCAAGAGCCACCAATGGCACCAGCACACCGCCCGGTGTCATCTCATCGGCTGACAGGAACGCCTGCAAGATCGTGTTATCGTCGCTCGTTGAGAGCAACGTGAACGACCCGCCGGCGCCGAAGTTATTGGACTTTGCCCACGCGCCAAGTCCATAATTTCCGACTCTCTTCGTGAATCGATCAACGTCGAAATCCATTGTGTATGAGTCGCCGTCGGCGAAGCCAGTGATCTGGTGACCGCCAAACACGACGTTCAGATTCGCGAAATCCCATGTTGCATTGTTCGCCATAATTCTCCTTTATTGCGACACGTTGAACGTGGCGCGAACCTTGTGCGCTCCGGCTTGGATAATGAAGGATGCGACGAATTCGGGGAAGATTCCCCGCGATCGCTCATTGCCAGTTGCGTCACTAATTTTCGGCTCGCTCAAGACGAGCGTTCCTTCGACCGCATAGCCAGCCGACACTGCATTGTTGTACGCCGTCTTTACGACGCCTCGCGCCTGTGAGAGCCCGGCGTTCGTATATGGCACGATCAAGTTGTTTACCAACAGATCCATCAATGCACTCGAAGCATTGAGCCAAAACGTGTCGATCGCTCGGATGATATCGAACGGAACGCCGCGAAACGAGTACCCGCCATTGATGACCGACTGATTTCTCGCCGCGAAGTTTTCGAGCCACCATCCCTCATTCGAGCGGATGTTGGCCGGCGACGACGACGAGGTAAAATCCTCCGGTGTTAGCCCGACGATCGGTTTGGCGACCCACGAGACCTTACCCGCAGGGATCGGCAGCACGTAGCCCGCCGCGGCAGCGTGGAATCCCTCAGCGTTCAGCGAGTGGTAACACCCCGCGACTCGCAAATACGACCGCTCCTGCAGGAGCTCCAGCACGTTGTCCGCCGCGTCCGTGAGCGTGTCAGCGTCGCTCGTCTGTACGAGTCCGGCCTTGGGCGCCGTCGTGCCCTGAGTGGCCTCGATGCGCTCGGCGAAGAGCAAGATCTCCGCCTTGACGTGCGAGCCAAGGATCGCCATGTACCAGTTCGGATTCGCGGCGATGAGCGCAGTGACGTCGTCGGCGATGCCGTAATTTGCCGTGGTCACGGTGGCCGTCGCATCGCTCGCCGGCGAGGTGATCGTCACGCTGCCCGGGCGACCCGCAAGCGAGGCCGTGAGCGTGCCCTTGTCGGTAGACACCGATGCCATGGTGGCGCCGAACAGGTCGCTCGGGTCCGCATCGTAGAGCGCTTTGATGGCGTCGCGGATCGTCGTCGCAGTCGCTCCGGAGATCGCAACGTGGGTGTAAGTTTTCTGACCCGTCGACGTCGACACGATGAGCTCGTAGACGCCAGCCGCAGCGCTGCCAATGTCCATCGTCCAGACCTGGGCGACCGCGGCGACCTTGGTGCCAGTGGTCACCGCTGCAGTCATGCTCGACGCTGGCGATACGACCGACACCGTGAGGGCGACGCCTGGCAAAACGGACGTGAGCACCACCTCGCCAGCACCACCCGCAGCGACGGTGAACATCGCCGAACCTGCACCGCACGCAGTGACGAGACCATCTCGCACATCGTTTTGCGTATCCGATGACGCCGCGAAATTGTAAGGAGATCCAACCGCTGGCACTCCGTTTTGCGAGACAACGATCGTGTAGTTGCCATCGGCTGGCACGCCGGGGGCGGTGACCGTCCAGACCTGCGCGATGTCCTTGCCGCGGCGGCCAAGATACGCCTTGTCCGGCACGTTGGCCTGGCCGAAATGGGCCTGCACGTCCTCGTACGCGGCCTCGCCGTCGGTGATGCCGAGGCCAGCAAGGTCATCCGGCCACGTGTCCGCGGTGAGCAGCTTGAATCGCGGGCCGCCAAAAGCCTGATCTTGCGCATCGGTCAGCGAGTGAATGATCATCGCAGTGTCAAGCGTAGCAGTCGCCGCGCTTGCCGGTTGTAGATTTACTGTTACTTCGACAAAGTCGTTTTGCGGCATGTTTACTCCTCGAATCTTACACTTGCACTGGTCGCGTTGTCAATGGTTTCGACGTAGATGCTATTTGTAACGCACGTCGCATCGAGCGATCCGATGAGCTCCGCGAATCCATCCGTGATCGTCGAGAGGTCGGCCACTACCCCAGAGTTAATCGCAAACCCATCGTCTCGCATGGCCCGCGTTGTGTCGGCATCATAGAGCCCAACAAGCAACCGCTCGGCCATGTCGACGCCGGAGTTCGTTGCGCTTGGCGTCGCTGAGTACGAGCCGACGCACCGAGCTTGCACCGCGAGCGACTGCGTTCGAGTGGTGATCTTGATCGTGTTCCCGCGCAGCTTCTCGCTCGTGATATTCGCCGACGACGACACCAGCAAACGGCGCAACAGCACCTCCGACTCGATGTCGATGCTCACGCTACCGGCAGCGGCCGCCGTGTAGTTAGGCCCGCCAAGTAACGCCACGAGTGCATCGCGAATCTGCGCTTTCGTTTGCCCGACAGCCGCGTGTGTGAACGTCGTGCCATCGACCTCGATCGAGTAATTGCCATCGACATCGTCGATAATCTCGCAGCGCCAGTACTCAATCCCCGGCTGGTAACGGACCGTCCCCGTGCGCGAAGGAGATGACTCTGGCGCAACGATAATCGAAACAAACGGTCGCTCCGGCGCAGCCGTGTCGCTCGCAAAATCGCCGATAAAAACCTTGTCGGCCGGCAACCCGAGGATGCGTCGAGTCGCGTCGATGAGATGCGCCTCAAGCTCGGGGCGTGCGTAGGCGGTCCTCATGGGTGGCCCACGTCCCGCCCGACGTAGACGAAGAACTCGCCTCGCGTCCAGTTTTGTTGAGCGATCACTTCGTACACGACACCGTTGTGCGTGACCCGATCGCCCGGCAAGCTCGTCGCCCCGTCGTCGGCGATCCGCAGCTCCTGCAAGCAATAGATTTCCGCCGTGCTCGATTGCCTTCGCCCAAACTCATCGACGTCAACGCTGTCGCCAGCAATGGGCCACACCGAACCAACGACGCCAGTGAGCGGCGCAAACGTGCCGTCGACTCGACGACCGTTGACGATTGCCACCGGCTGCGCACGTGAGACCGTGAGCTCGCCCGTGGCGAAAGCCTCGACAACGCCAGCCAGTGCGGTCATGTCGATCATGGTGCCTTCTCCAGGAATCCCGCACCGACGCGATAGAAGCTCAATAATTGCGCAGCATTGGGCTGCGATGTGTTCCACAACGCGACGTTGCGAAATGCCCCGTCAATGTAGCGTGAGGTGTCCGCCGTGAGCTCCGAGCCAACCCAGCTCCCGCCATGCATGAGACGCATCTCCGGTGCGGTGCCTGGTGACGGCTCGTCGCCCGCCCCGAATGTCGTCGTGAATACGAGCAGGCCATTGATGAAAATGTCGAGCGTCGTCGCGGTGCGCAGCATCCCGACAAACCACTCGCGGCCTGCACTTAGTGCAATGCGATTCGAACCCGATATATTGATCCCGCGAATCACCTCGACATCGGACGCGTTGACGTGGCGGTAGTACAGCGCCAGTGCCCCCGGGTCGTCGATGCCAACGAGATCTCCGAGCCCGAGCTCGAACCCGAGTCGGTACGACGCGCCCGTTTCCGTGACGCGATCGTAGGCGCGGTGCGTGGCGATGATCGCACCTTTGTTGGCCTGGTTCCAGTTCCCGATATGCACGAACCCACACCATGCAACGGTCTGGCCAATCGTGATCGCCGCGTCGTTGAACAGCACATTTCCAGCAAACGTTCGACCTCCGTAGATCAGCTTCGATTCACCGTTGACCCCGCCACGTGCGTTCTGTAGCTGATAGTAGGTCGACAGACTGCCCGCCATGTTTGGCCCCGCGTACTCACTCGCAGCGGTGCCGCTGAGCGTCCAGAGCGATGACGGCGTGGTAATGCCGTAAACTGTTACATCGTCCGGCTCAACCGTGTTTGAGGCATCGTCGCCAGGTCGCCACGTCGTGCCCTGCAAGGTGCCGATGCCAGGCGGCACGACGTTGCCCAACATGATCTCGTTTATCTGCGCGAGGCATTGGCGGATGAATCCAGCATACACCGCATTCGCACGCGTGTTGCAGTCTGCAGCAGTGTCCGGTATACCGGCACCGTTGACGTAGCCAGTCGGCGCCATCTCTGGCACTGCCAAGAGCTGCGCCGTCGTCTGAAACCCGATGTTGAATGCGGTTGGCGTGGTCATGTTGCGACGACCTTATATCGGATCGAGTTCAAGAGTTGGCCCGTCCAGATTAGTGGAGTTTTCTTGCCGCCTGCAACCTCTTTGCGCTTGAGGTATTCGGGGCTCAGGGCGGGCGGAATGCCCGACACGATGCGCGCCTTGACGAGCGACTGAGCCTTCTCGCCGAGAACCCAAAGCGCTTCTTTGCCGCCCATTTTTTGCGCGAGTACGAGGTCGAGCAACTTTGTTTGGAACGCGACGATCTCCCGCTGTTTATGTTTCTCGACCCAGCCGATCGAGCTGCGCTTGGGATTTCGCCCGAGCCCGAGCTCATGCCACGCAAAAACCTCGGCGACCGTGAGTCCGCGACCAGTACCAGAAGCTGGCGCGACCTTCGATCCGCGTTTTTTGCGACGTGATTTCGGCGGGGATTTTTTCGGCGCCTGCGCCTGTACGTTGCCGCCTCTACCTGGACCCGACAGCACGCCGATGCGCGCGTGATGGCTCCCTAGGTACGCCAGCTCGCGCCGAAGCGCCTTCATTCCTCGATCGCGATCAATCACCGGCATGGCCACCTCGCTCCGCTCGGCCATGAATCGCACTGGCCTGCCATCGCTGCGAACGGAACTGGGCCGCAGAGTTCCCGCAGGGCGAGATACGCTTGACCCGCGCCCGTGAGGCGCCACCAATCGTCGCCAGTCGTGCTCGATGCCCCTGACGCGTAGGAGATCGAGACGGGGCCCATGCTCATTTGCGAGACGGGCCCGGCGCTGCCAGTGCTGCCCGAGGCGCTCGCGGCCTTGGCTTGCATGAGCAGCACGTGGGCGGTTGCGTGGGTCGATCCCGCCAGCAGGTTGCAGCCCCACACGTCGACATCAAACATGCACTCGACCGCATCGATCGCGGCCTGCATGAGCTCCGGGCTCGTCGTCGAGAGCGACGGATACCAGAGCAAAACGTCGACGGATGTGGCGAATCTGCTCATTATGCGACCTCGACCGATTTAGCCTTGCCCGAACACTCGGCGATCTGCGCTGCGATGGCCTTGCGGACCTTATCGCGCTTATCGGCAGTCTCGAACGCCTTGAGCAGCTCAAGATTGATGGTGCGCGAAATAATGGAGATCGCATCGCGCTCGCTCAGAGATGAAAGCGGCTTGTCGAGTGCGAAGATCTCGCTGCCGAAGTTTTTCTTCTGCGACTCGTAGACCTTGGAATCAACGATGTTGGCTCCTGGCATGAGCCGCAAGATGTCGTGCTCCACCATGCCATCAGCGACTTTGCGAGGCATGGGGAACTGAAGGATTCGTGAAGTGTCGTTCACTACGATTGTTTTTGTCGATTGCTCACTCATCGTTAGAATCCTGTCATGACGTGCACCGAGAGTGGTGCAGGGCACTTGACCGCGCCGCATCGTGAGTGCGTCGGGATGATGACGCGCAAGAGTTTCTCTTGCGGTGGGAATTGCTCGTAAGGCTGCGGCATCACGAAGGAGATCTTGTCAGAATCCTTCTTGAATGCCACGGCCACGTTCACGCCGACAAACTCCGTATCCTCATGGCCGGTGATGTCGAGCTCAGTTGCCGTCTCGAACGTCACTCCAGGGAAGTTCCCCTTCAAGAAGTTCCAGATGTTGACGTTGCTTCCGTTGGTCGGGCTCACAACTCGTGCCGCCAAGGCATTCGCGACCTTGGATGGGAAAACAACCGTGTCGACCTTCTCAACATTTCGCGTGATGTCGGACGGTGTGTTGATCAGCGTGCCAACATCCGCGAGGATCTCCTCGAACGTTTTCGCTGACCAGAGGCGGTCTGCCGCCACGGACCCGCCAGCCTTGAACGGCGCGAGCGTGTAAGTGATGTTCGGGTGCGTCAGCAGCCCATACAACCCACGCGCCATGTCTCCGAACCAACCGAGCTTGTTGGCGACCATCATGTGCGACTGCTTGGACGCGTTGCCCTTGCGAGTCGTGATGTCGCGGTTGGCCATCGCTGCGGTGCGAAGATCTTGGAACGACCAACCGTAAACGGCACCGATGGCAACGATTTTGCCGACGGTCTCTTTGCCCGCAAGTCCAATCTCAGGCAAGTCGGTGTCCGCGTACGTGTTCAAGATTTTCGCCATGCCCGTGGGCTCGACGTAGTAATAGACGTAGCTCTCGGCGCCGGACTGGACCTCTGAGTCCATCGGCAGCAGTGAGCCGCTGGCAATCGTCAGCTCAGGGAACTCCTTGTCGTATTCCTTCGCCAGCACCTGCTCAAGCTGGCGAGTGAAGAACATCGAATCAGCATCGGTGCGAATTCCGAGCTCGATCGCGTGGCGTTGCGCGAATTGCTGTAGTGATTGCCTAAACATTAGACCCCCTTAAAGATCTCTACGAGAGCGTTGCTCCCGGCTGCGGTCGTTGTGAGGATGCGACAGATCGTCGACGCGTCGATCGCTTTGCCACCGCTAGCGGCAGCAACCAGGCCGCCGACAGGGACGCTCGTGTCCGTGTGGTCGATCCAACAATACGGAGTCGAGGCAGGCGTAACAGCCTCGAAGGCCTTCATCCACACGCGTTCGCTACGACCTACGGCAACGTCGTCGCCCGGACGATACGAGTCGTAGGTCAAGCCGAAGTCGCCACCATTGATAATCTGCCCGGTGCGAAGCGCGACGCCGACGATGGTGCCGATGGTAGTCCCAGTGACGACTGGAGTCAGATCTCGATCGCCGGTGCCCTTCTTCACGAAGCGCCCAACGGCGAGATACGACCCGCCCGCTGTCGTTGTGTTCGCAGCGACGAGTGTGCCTGGAGCAGGAGCACTCGTGGTCAATGTGTAGACAAGCGGGCGCTTGAACGTCACGGTCACGACGGCTGCGGCCGACGTCGCTGATGCAATGCCAATGAACGACGACGATGCGTTGATCGCATTTTTGATCGCCGTTGCAATGTCAGTATTCGTTGCCGGCGTTGTCGCTCGCACAACGGTGACGCTTGCTGCGATGCCATCAGGATTCGTCGCCGTGAAGACGTAGTTACCATCGGTGGCCGTGCCACCGACGGTGAGAGTCGACACTTGCATCGACAGCGGGTTGATGAAGCTCAGGCGATCGTAGTTGACCGCGTGCTCCGGTGCGCCGTCGAGAGCCGCTCGGTGATTGTAGCTGTAGTCGAGTTGGCCGCTCATGCCTTACCTTCATTCACTGCGCGAAGTTTTTCTGCCTGACGATTTCGTGCGGCGGTCACCGGGTCGCTCTCCTGAGCATCGGTGCGTTTGTCGTCGAGTTTGACCGGAACGACGCCGCTCACGAGGCCGTCGAACATCCCATCAAGGCGCTCGACGCTGGCCGAGTTTTGTTTCACGACCGCCGCGAGATCGGGCTTGATCGCCACGATGGCGTCCGCCAGAATCTGCCCGCGGTCCTTGCCGTCGGTGCGGTAGGATTGCGGAAGGTGTGGCCGGCACTTGGCGACGGTGTCACCGAGCGATCGCGCCTCAGCGTCGAGGCGGATGCGTTCCTTGTTGAGTCCTTCGATCACTGATTTAGTGACCTTCTCGACGATCTCGGCCGCGTCCATTTTTACGGACTCATCATCTTTCGGCGGAAGTTCGTCGGTCTTTTGCATCCCCGCAATGTAGTCCGCAACCTCTTGCGGCACCTCGTATTCGATCTCTCCAATTTTCACTGTTGCCATTTTCTTTTCGTCCTCGTCTAGTCTCGCCTCTCGGCCCCCTCGGGCTCTGTCGACCAGAGCGAGGTGGTTGTATTTTCGTGAAATCTGCACTGCATCATAGCGCTCGCCATTGAATTCGCCAGACTTTTTTTCGACGGCGACGTCGTATCCCGGCGAGAGCTCATCGATCCCAGACTGCACCGCCGCGATCGCCCGCTCGTCAGTCAGGAGTATCTCGACACGCAGCCTGCCGCCGTCCATCCGGGCCGCCGTCACCGAGCCGCCTTGGTAGTCCCTGGTATTTTTGACATCGAGAAGCTTGCCGTTGCTCGGGTGCCGCACGATGACGGGCATCCCGATGATCGACGGTGCACTCGCAGCAAGCGTTTCGGCCGGAACAAACTCATTGCCCGCAGGATATTTAAGGACGCCCTCAAGCGCAGCCGTACCGTCGACGCGCCACCATCCCGTAGACTCATCGATGCGAGCGCTCGAAAAATCGAAACGAATGGAGTCGGTGCGAATCATGACGGCAGCTCCTCCAGCCTAAGCCAGCTATAATCGCGGATCGATACAGTCCCCGACCCATATCGCTTGATTCGCAGCGCCACGGCTCCGCTGGAACTCGCAGTGAATCGGCCTAGGATGTGAAACGGAAGAATAGTGTTCGCGGTGATGGTTACATTTGTCGAGTCTGTCTCTGCATCTACAGTGCTAACGTGTCTAGCTAGTGTTGCAGTTGCAGTCTTTGGGATGGTGTACATCGCTGCAACGTTTGTGATCGGTCCATTGATCGCCACGCCAGGCGATCCCGATGTGCCAGACATCGAAAAGTGAATCACGCCCTCGAACCTGTACGATTTGCCAGATTCTACAGTCAGCGCAGACAACCCAGTAATATTGGCATAACTCGTTCCGCTAGATGTCTGCGATGCCGATGCGATCTCTGCATATTGCACGGTGTTGACCGCCGCCGTTACTCCAGAGATTACGCCTGCCGCTGTTCTGGCTAAAACCTGGCCGACATTTACGACCCCAAGTGACGCGGTGGCGCCAGATGGGAATGTGATCGATGTGCTCGAAACTAACTCTGTGCCGCTGTGTGCCGCCACGACAGCATCGAGTGCGGCGGTCTCTGGTCCACTCAATGGGCCAGCACCAGCGAAAATAAACGCCCATGTGCGACCCGTTGGATCGTCGACCTCTGGAGTGCTGCCGCTTCCAGGGTTTGCCACTCGGATTCGATCGAGAACTGTCGTGATAGATGGCTGAGCTCGCACCTCGGCTTCGAGCGCCCTCGGCTTGATGCTGTTCCCACCGAGCGCAGCGAATGCCGTTTGCGGGTAGATTACTGTGAATGGCATATCACCCCTTCACGTGGAAAATCGACATGATATTCATGTTTGCGACAGTTGTCGGTGAACCGCCGAAATTAGTGAGGTACAAGCGGATCGTGTCACCAGCGACAAAATCATGTGCAACCTCGATCGTTTGCGTCGTGTAGTTGTCTGTCGCTTGCTCGGCGCTTGAGCGCTGCTCCTGTAGGACCGTGACTGCGTTTTTGCGAAAATCCATCACGATAGAGGCAACTCCTGACGTTGCCGCGTACCACGTGATTGTGTCGCGAAGGAGCAATGTGCACGCCTTGTTGACCGTCCATGTGCCTGCACTATCAAACGACAAGTGCTCAGCAAGAGTCGGGTAAACCTCGGAGTCGAATCCAATATACGAGACACTCGCCACCAGCGCGCCAGCGGTTCGCCTCGCCTGCGATAGCAGTATCGGTGGCCTACGCTCGTCGCTAACAGCTCGCCACCTTGCTGTCGTTGCATCGTAGTGGATGACGATCGCCCCATCAGGGCTTAGCTTCATATCGAGGTCGTACGGGCAGACGATACGATTCGCAGCTGTTGACGATCCACTCTCGTGTTTGAGCGTGAACGTGTCCGCGGTGTCAACGTTCCACAGTAATTTGCGGACTGTCGTCGCAGTCGCATCAAACCCGGTGATATCGTAGTTACCCGAACCAGTCAGTCGAACGATGTCGGCGGTCGACCAGCTCGCTGGCGAGTAGTTGTTTTGATTCGCTCCAATCGAGGCCGGAGAGATTATCGTGTAGCTAGGCGCTCCACTCGTGGCATTGAGCACTCCTGCCGCCATCGACAGATTTGTGCCGAGCGTGATCTCCTGAACATCACCAGCTCCGCCACCGTTGCCGCGACCTAGCAGCCGGTCGGCCGCGACGTTTTGAATTTTGGCGTAGGTCACGGCGTCATTGGCGATCGTCGCCGCAAATGAACCCGTACCGGAGCCAGTGACGTCGCCAGTCAGAGTGATCGTCTGGTCGCCGGTGTTCGTTCCGCTGAGATTCGAGCCGCTCAATGCTCCCGATGCCGTCAGCGACGTCACGCCAGTCACCGCGCCCGCGTCGTCGATCGTCACGGGCGAGGCCTGCACGGTTGCCCCGCCCGCGCCATCGGCTCGCAAAACACGGTTGTCGTTGGCGCCAGTGCTGCCACCGATGCCCCCGCCTCCGCCAGTGTCACCGATCGACACCACGCGCCAGATCGGCCCAGGCGATGGCTCCTGCGCAATGACGACTCCAGAGCTCGGCGGCATCACGAAATCAACGCCACCAGGGCAACGGATGCGATTGTCAGCCGACGAGAACGCTGAGTCGTGCAGGAGCGTCAGTGTGTTCGTCGTCGAGATGTTCAGTAAATATTTCGTTTTTACCGGCAACACCGAGCCCACGACGACAGCCGTCGCAAATCCAGAGATCTCCTGATCTCCGGTCACGTTCTGCCGCACATGCGTTGCGGTGTTCCATCCCGATGGCCCATAATCATCCGCTCGCGCAGCGAGTGCCGTCGGCGTGATGTAGGTCGGTTCAGTGATTTCGTACGCGAGGGCGATGCGAGCGTTGCCGATGTACAGATCGCCGCCAGTGGTCCACCAGAGTGTGTCGTCGTCAGACGCTCCGGGATGACTCACTTGCGGCGTTAGCCGAGCGCCAATGAGTCCGCCGGAGATGAGACCCGCATCGGACACGGTGATCGTCGATGCCTGAGCAGTCGAGCCGCCAGTGCCATCAGCTCGCAGTAGCGCCTCGTCGGTGGCCCCGGTGCTCCCACCGATCCCACTGCCAGCCGCGAGCTGAGCGAGGGTTTTGGCGCCTGTGACCGGGTCCTCAAACGTGAGGTCGCCGGCAGCGGTGCGGACGATGCCCGACACGATGGCACGGTCCCCGTCGGCGATCTCGGCGATCTTGCCAGGCGTGACGAGCGGTCGGCGATCTGCCATCGAGCACATGCTACCCGATTCGTGATTTCGGCGAGAGACAAAAAATAATTAGTGGCAATTATTGTTGCCGCATATATGCGCAGCGACTAGATGCTGGCGCCGATAACACTAGGGGTGATGTAGTGATTAATTCATACATGAAACATGATTTTCAGCTACGGCTATGTAGCCATCGTTCTACGCAAGAATTCGCATGGTGGGGGGGGATAGGTGAAAAAACGGCTTAAACACATACTGCAATTATACCCCCTCTTTTTAAGCCCCCTTACAATCTACCCTTTAAAATTTACATAAGTCTTTGGTTTGTATTTATCTAAGTATGTTACAGCTCCGTGGAACACGAGAAAAGTGCCCGTGGAACAATACTTTTTTCATTTTTGTAAGCCGGAGTACAATTTACGTACGTGCGTTTACCGCACCCCAAAAAGTGGTGAGCGATATACGCATGTTCAAAATCGCGCATCGATGTGGGGGGGATAGATTTGGGGTCGATGGCATTTTGCACGCATGCCGCGCCGAAATATCCGGAATCGCGCAGAATACGTCACAAAAAAGCTCACTAAATGCCTGATCAATCGTGGCGAAAATCTGTCCCCACGGGGGGCACGAGTGCCTGAGTAGCGAGCCGTGATGTCGGTGTTCTGATGGCGACATCACGCTCGCGCAAATACCTAGCAGCCCGCCTGCACGCTGTTGGGGTGATTTGCATGACTCCCACCTGCGCAAGCACGATGGCAAGTTCCCGCCAGGTCCACGTGTCAGCGGGCGCGCTCCAGCGGAGGCCTCCGGATAGCATGTGGGCGATGGGATCGTCCTCCTCATGCGATTCGTTGTGTCGATTGAGCTCACGCAGCTCGTCGTGCGTGAGCCACCATTGCTCGCCCTTGTGGATGAGGTGGTACATTTGTGCCCAAAACTGTTGCATGTTGATGGTGTGCTCGTGGTCAAGCTTGTTGACCTGAATCGTCCACCAGCGTCGATTCCCGGTCTCATCGGTGAGATATCGCGTCGAGTTCTCGGTTGCGAAATATACGGTGCGCCGCGGAGTTTCGATGGCACGGCGCTCGTACGGGTAGCGGATGTTGTCGCTTGAGCACGTCAAAAATGCCTTGAGGGCTGCAACGCCTGATTTCGACTTCGTCGATGAGACCTCGCCGAGCTCGACGATCCACCGGGAGACGGCCTTGATCTGGGAGTCTTTGTTGTCCACGGCCAGCTGCACGCCGACCATGGAAAACTCGGCGGGGCATAGCCGGCGGATCCACCTCGTTTTGCCTGCAGCTTGATCGCCAACAATCGTGAGCACGCCGTGGGCTTCGGGGGTCGATCCGTTTGAGCCGACAACCTCTTGCGCCAATAGTGCGATGGCCTGCAGCATGGCGCGATAGAACAGTGAGAACGCGAGCCGCCGCGGTGTGCTGGCGTGGATGTCGATCGTATTGAACAGCGCGACGATGCGATCGAGGCCGTCCCATTTCTCGGACTTGACCCATTCGAGAGCGGGGTGAAATGCGTTGTTTTTGGCGATCACCGAGATGTGACCGTCTCGCATCTTTGACTTGATTTTGTTCATCTCGCAGAGTGAGTAGATCTCGTTGGAGTCGAGTTCCTTGCCTGTGGGCGCGTGCTCGATGATCACGTCGTGGGTCATGTCGTTTCGTCGACACGTGATGCCGTACTGATTGAGCATCTCCGCCATGTTTTGCCAGCAATCAACGAGCCCCTTACCGTTGGGCCCGACAATGAATTTGTCCACGCGAACGGGCGTGTAGAGCTGCACCGAACCGAAGAACGCCGCGCGTTCATCTTCGACGGTTGGATGATACGTTTTTTTTTGATTGAGGTCGCGCTTGTGTTCACGACAGTAATCGTACAGTTTTTGCTTGTCCCAGTTTTCGTTGACGGCGTCGGCCAAATCCCACCCATCTCGATCGGGGTCGATCTGGTAATCTATGATTGTCACGCGGCATCCAAGCGCCATGAGTTTTCGGCCAATCGTCAGCATGGCCCGCACACCAGGTTGCGACTCGTATGGCAGCAGCTCGCCATCTGGGTCGCGCTTCGCATCTTGATCGGGGAACAGGACGATCCGTCGGTTCGCGAGTGGAGACCACTCGACGTGATCGACTGAGTTGGCTCCGCCCATCCACGAGATGACTGCTGTTGATTTACCTAGGTAGTGAGCGGCCGCGGCCTCTGCTGTTTTTTCGCCCTCGACGATCCACACGGTTTCGGCGTTGCCGAGATGTTCGAGCCTGTAAATAGGCTTGCGGGCGGGTGGTTTGGGGCCTGCCCAGCACCACCGCATGACACCGTCGGCGCAGCGGAACAGAAACCGTGGGGCGATCGCCTTGCCCTCGGGAGTGTCCCATCGGCACACGATGCCCAGCACGCGGCCAGCGAGGTCGCGGTAGTAGTAGGTGGAGTGTCGAGGCGCCCTGCCGTGGCGAGGATGTTCGAGGCTCGGCTGTGGCGCATCCTGTGGTATCGGCGAGAGCAGCTCGACGGGGTCCGTCTGCCGTGGCTCACGGAGCGCGACAGTGATTGGAGGCTTGGCGCCGCCGCCGAGCTCATCGGCGATTTGTTTGGCCGCCTCGTACGGCTCGCCGACCCCCCGCACGTACTGCCAGAGGTCGATAATGTCGCCGCCGCGATCGCCAGAAGCGAAGTCGGCCCACCTCCCCGTCCGTAAATTGATGGAGAACGACCCCGCAGTCTGGTCGTTGCGTGTGGGGTTGCGGGCGACCCACTCATCGCCGCGCTGCGAGCCATCGGGCACGAGGTAGCAGGCGACCTGAGAGGCCGAGAATTGCTGCTTGACGCGAGCGAAGATCGACTCCGTCGCGACTGTGGAGGCGTCGCTCATGAGCCGTGCACCTCGGCATCGAGGCGCGCGCAGCCCTCAAGCCTGGCGAGCAGGCGGTCGGGAATGATGCGCTGGTTACATCGCCACTGGCGAACGGTCGAAGGTTTGCGCCCGAGGAGCCGGGCAACGAGGGCGGAACTCCATTGACGGCTTCGCATGATTTCGCGTAGCCTGTGCGTGTTGGCGTGCATCGCCTCGAATGTAGATAATTTTGTTTACATGCGCCAGCGCAAAAAAAAAGCCCCCCAGGATTGGGAGGCCGTGACGCACGCGCGTCAACGATATCACGCGGTCCGCGTGTGCGCAACGCTGAGGATCTCCACACGCTGGCCGACGATTTTCCCACGCGCATCGACTACGACCGATCTTGGGACGGCGCCCACGAACTCAATGTCACCATCGCTGCGGATGATGCCGCACGTGCCGATGGTTCGAGTGTGAACGGCAGCCGCGACGATCGCCGCCGTGCGCTCAGTAAACTCACCGGGCAGGAGGCCAAGCGTCGTGCCGCTGAAGATGCGGTAGGTGGGCTTAGATTTGGGCTTGGCTACCATGCGACGGGTAGCGCCTCCGGCTTGCAGGTAGGGCACCGAACGACGCCAGTCTCGCGTTCGCGCCATGTGTGCGCCTCGCAGATCGGCGTGCGACAGACCGTCATGCCGGACTGCGCGAGGCAGATCGTCGAAGCTCGGCCCGTGCAACCGTTGACCTTGCACGCGTCATCGTTGCCGTCACCATCGTCCGCGCTCGGCTCCGAGCGTGAGGCCTTGAAAAACGCTGCGCGGCCACCAGGGAAGGGGCTTGGCTCCTGCGTGTCATCCTCGATGCACGAGGGGCACCCGTCGTGATGGAAGTGCATCGGCTCGCCGTGCGGGCACACCATCATCGCGGCGATCTCCGACTCTTCGTCGATGGCGATAAAGAAGTCGCGGATGCGATCGAGGATCTCGGCTTGGCTGCCCTCGCCAACCGTGACCAGCAAGTCGGCCTCGTGCTTCAATTCGATGTAAGCGTTTAGGAGTCGGTTTAGGTCGATCATCATAAGCCTCGCAAGTCCCTAATGACCCGTTGAAGCGCTGTGTTTACCTTTAGCAGCTCCCTGGATTGGATGTCGTAGCAATCTTGCAGGCGCTTTCGCTCGCGTTCCGATTCTGCGAGTGCAGACTTGAGCTCAGCAACCTCCACACGCCGCTCCTCCCCCTCTTCACGCGCAGCCTCAAGCCGCGAGTTTGCGACGCCGAGCTCGGTCTTGAGGCGGTCGATGAATGGCGTTGCGGTGCTCATGCCAGGCTCGAATATGCCATCATCCTTCATCCCAATCATTCTGGTTGCCAAATTTGCCAACGAAGAGATCACTTTGTTTGCCACATCAAGCTCTTGTTGCAGTTTTTGCATGTTTGTTCCAATCTTCGCCCCCGCACATCGATCCATCAAGTCGACCATGAATTGATTAGCCTTGGCCATCACACCATCATAATCATCATGAGCGTTACCAAACTCTGACATTGGCACCGATTGACGCCATCCGTCGGTGCAGATCAGCGTCAAATCGAATGGCGGACAGGTAGCCGTCCCATAACTCACCGACACGCTCGAAATCTCAGAATAGCGCAACAACTCAATAATGCACCCAGAGACATTCGAAATCAACACACCGTTTTCGCGTAGTTCAATCATTTTTTCACTCCTATTATTTCCATCGCATCATCAACCGACCGCGCTACCCCGGCGAGGCCACCGTTCGACTGCACGCTGGCGAGGAATCGCTTCTGCGCCTCGCTCACGACACCGCGCCTCGACTTTACCTCGATGGCGACGAATCTCCCTTGGTAGGTGCCAAATAGGTCGCAGAACCCCGCAGGCAGCCCCGACGTCACCCGACGTGCACCATCGATGACGACAGTGCCGTGGCCTCGATTGACGACCTCGCCACACCATGCCTCACCAAGGACATTGGCGCGGAAGATCATGCACTCCGGTATTTTTGCGAGTGCGTTGCGGATGTCGTCCTGTAGTTCCGCTTCTGTTTTTTCTCGATTTGATTGTCGTCCTAGTAGTTCACTGATTTTCATCTTGACCTCAAAACATAATCAAGTTTTGTCAGATTTTCGTTGCGCAAATGCAGTGCGGCGAGAGCCATAGCCGCTCGCGTTTTTGCTGCCCGCCCGCTATCTTGTTGCCATCCTCGTCAAATTTAGCCTTGCCAGTATTGCCCATTCCGCCCTTCAGAAACCCCGTCTTGAACCATTCAACGACACGCCAGCCAGCGGCCTCTAGCTCCACGTGCTCGCTGTCGTACCCCGCGAGAACGATCCGATATTGTGGATCGTCGCCATTGGCGAGACACCATGCGCGCACGTCATGCGCTACTTCGCCGCAGTCGTTGGTGTAGATCGACATCGTGCGTTCGGCCTCGGTGGAATAGGGCGGGTCAAGGAACACTCCGCAAATACCATTACCCATGCGTACCGATAGCGTCTTGCTGGCCGATGGCGTGAGCGCCCGTTGCCAGTCGCCTTGGATGATTCGCACGTGCCGGAGCCGAGACGACAAAAACTCAAACCATCGCAGGAGATCCGGCATCGTCATCGGGTGAAAAATTCTGTCGCCGTCGATATCGTCAGGCACACCGGGCTCGCGCGTGCACTGATGATTGGCACCCCGGCCATTGTTGGTCAGGTGCGGGAGCCGACGCGATACACCCGGCTCGCGCGTGCCACTCGACCGCTCCTGCCTCACGACACGGCCCTCATGATCCACGTGCCACGGCCCCGTTCCGCTGCACCATCCGCTGCCGATCCAGCACGACTGACCCCAAATCCACCAGCCCGCCATCACGGGGTCGCACCATGCCGGGTCCGCGAGTAGTTTGTCGAGATCATTATTCTCGCGCCAACGCACGATCGCCATGTGTCGCGCCATCAGGTCGACCTCGGATACCGGCCACGATGCCGCCTCGGCCGTCTCGCGTGGCCTGAGTTGCATCGATCGCCATGCGTTGACGATCAGCCCGTCAATGTCATTTACTGTCTCCGAGTAATACGGACGGTTGGCGAGGCGAGGCCGTCTCATGAGCACGGCCAGCGACCCCGCAAACGGCTCGACGTAGTGAACGACGTCGCCGAGCGCTTGCCATACGGTCTCCGCCGCGTCCGCCTTGCCACCGAACCATGGCCATGGTGTTTTCGTGTAATTTACTTTCGCCATTATTACGCTCTCCGTGCCTGTCGTGCCTGCCAAATGTGCTGCGCCCACCCGGGCTTGTAGCCGCGCTGCGCCCCGAGTGCGACGAGCTCTTCGAGGCTCTGGCAGCGTGACACCTCGTGCTTTTTGCGGGCATCCGCGAGCCGTCGCTCCGCTTCTGACACCTCGTGCTTTTTGCGGGCATCCGCGAGCCGTCGCTCCGCTTCTGACACCTCCACGAGCTCCGCTGTCTCATCGACGACGATAGGCCGCATTTCGGCCTCTGGCCACGGCGTTCCGCAGTGCGTGCATTGTGGCGGTAGTGGCCTACACACCTGCATGAAACACACCTCGCACGTGACTGGCGGCTGCGTTTTTTTCTTTGCCTTCTCTTTGTTATCTCCGTCGAGAGACCACTCCCTAATCTCGTCCGGGAATCCGTGTCGCGCCGAGTTGCCGGCGTGATCGAGTATCACTGCCGGATTAGGCTTCCGTCGCAACGCCCGTCCTACCATCTGCAGATAGAGCGCCAGCGACATCGTCGGGCGGGCCATGATCACCGCCTCGACCGTGACGTCGCGCCCGACCTGAGCCGCCAAATCGAATCCAGTGGTGATCAGCTCAACGTTGCATAGCACCGAAATCTCGCCATCCGCGAACGCGTTGATCAGCCTCTTGCGCTCGACTGGCGGCGTCTTGGATGATATCTGCTCCGCGGTCACTCCAGCACCGCGAAACGCCTCGATGATGTGCTCGGAGTGTTTGTGAGAAATCGTAAAACATATCGTCCTCATGCCCTGCGCGTATTTTTTCCAGTGGCCTACGATGTTGCCGGTGATCGACGGTATGTCCACCGCAGCGGACGCGTCGGCCGACGTGTAGTCTCCGAGTTGTTTGCGTGCTCCGGTCATGTCCGGAGTGTTCGGTGCAAAGTAACGAAACCTCGATAGATGTCCCGCAGCGATGAGCTCAGCAGTCGAAGGCCCGACTACGAGCGCATCGAAGAGATCGCCAAGCGACTTGCCGTCGAGGCGATGCGGTGACCCTGAGTTGCCGAGCACGCGCGCTCCGTTCTCGCGACAGCACGCGATGATTCTGTGCCAGCCAGCGGCGCGTGCGAGATGGCACTCGTCTACCACGAGTAGATTCGGCGCCGGTATTTGCTCCAACCGGTTGCGCAGCGTGTCGATGCTGGCGATGTGCACGAGGTGGTTCGGGTCGTAGATCATGCCGGATTTAATAAATCCGTGAGATATCCCGAACGCCGCGAACGTGTCGCTGGTCTGATACATGAGCTCGGTTCGGTGCACAGTAAATAGGACGCGCGATTTTTTCTCGACGGCCGCTCGGGCGATGTAGGCGGACACCACGGTTTTGCCCATGCCCGTGGGCGCGCAGCCCAGAACAGCCATCGCCCCGCCACGATACGCAGCACGGATGCGCTCGACGAAATCGAGTTGGTCGGGCCGCAGAGTGATCATCGCCGCCGCCTCCCGACGAGCTCCCACCATCCCGCGGCCACGACCGCGAGCATGATCGCCACGATCACTCGCACTCCTCGCTCCCGAGCGCGAGATCGCCGGCCGATACCTCGATCCCGAGCGAGTGCATCGCCCGTGCCAGTTTGCGCGCGGATTCGCCCTGAACGGGGGCGCCACGCATCGCCCGCTTGGCCGTGTGGACGGATACGCCCGCGGTGGCGGCGAGGGCAGTCGCGCATGCCTCCCTCGATGTAGTGCTAGTAGCGGCCATGAGCCGCTTTTCGAGATCATCTGTATGCATATCGACAGCATCGCGGTGCGATTGTGCGGCGACAAGATGCGCTCTCAGCGTCATCGCGCGGCATATCCGCACCGCATAAACACACGGCGCATTGACGCGGCGCGAATATGCAGTCATAGTCTCATCACCGGGCGACGAGATGCCGCCCGCCGAAAGCAAAATGAACGCCGAGCGAGTCACCACCCCGCCCGCACCGTGCACAGTAAATGTGTGAACGGGCGGGCTTAGGGCGTGTGAGATACACACGCGAGACACTCCTGGCCGCGTATGCGGATGGACAGCGAGCTTTTGACGGCGCCGACCTGCGCGGCGCCGACCTGCGCGGCGCGTCCATGATCGGCGCCGACCTGCGCAGCGCCGACCTCAGTGGCGCGTCCATGATCGGCGCCGACCTGCGCAGCGCCGACCTCAGTGGCGCGTCCATGATCGGCGCCGACCTGCGCAGCGCCTACCTCAGCGGCGCCGACCTCAGCGGCGCCGACCTGATCGGCGCCGACCTCAGTGGCGCGTCCATGATCGGCGCCGACCTGCGCGGCGCCGACCTCAGTGGCGCGTCCATGATCGGCGCCGACCTGCGCAGCGCCTACCTCAGCGGCGCCGACCTCAGCGGCGCCGACCTGATCGGCGCCGACCTCAGTGGCGCGTCCATGATCGGCGCCGA